CATTATGTTGGGTTTATATGTTACTGATAAATGCGATAATTAATGTAATGCTGATTACGGTAATGAGTATAATTGTACCTAATGCAGCGTAGTATTCTCGTTCTTCGTTTCGTTTTTTCATAGTGTAAAAATTAAATAGCCAATAGTTATTCCTGCTAACAGGTGTAATAGTCGGTAGTAGTTTTCGTAATTCATTCTTCCTCGTTTACTATTTCTAATGTTCCTTTAAAATCGTAGCCTATTAATCTAATCAACTGCTCAATAGAATAAAGCAATTCATCACGGCTTACATCATCGTTTTCAAATTCATAGCTGGCTTTGTGTCCGTAGTGGGTTATTTCTATTTTCATTTTTGTTGTTTAAATGTCCATTCATCTGCTTTAAATACTAAGTTGTCTCCGTTCGGTTGTACTTGAATAAATGCTTCTCCGATGTTATCATCATCAGTCCATACCGCAGAACCGATATACTGACCATCTCTAAATAGGTCGTACTCTTTTCCATAAATCAGGAAATCTTGTCTTAATTCTTTCATTGTTCTTGTTGTTTAAAGGTTTTTACTTCGTCTTTTAGTCGTTCAAGGTACAAACAGAAGTCCATAGCCTCTTCCTGAGCGTGATTAAGCCATTCTAACGCACTTAAATCAGTTCGTGTTAACATAGTGCCATACTTCTCTATTCCTCGTTGTGAGCGGTCATAAAACTTGCTCATTACTTTTAAGACAATCGGGTCTTCTACTTTCTGATTCATAGGAATTGAATTAAGGCGTTATAATACTCACGGCAAAGCTCTATCTTCTCTTTGATTTGTTCGATGACTGCTTCGTCTTTTTGTACGTAGAATACTTTTACTCTGCGGTTCTTTGGGATTTGACTAAATTCGTGTTTGCGCAGAATCTCCTCACGTAAGTCGTAGTCCTCATCAATCTTGTGTAACTTCCAATGCGCTCTGCGGATTTCGTCCTCTACCATTTCGATAGGTGTATCTACAAGGCAGTAGCAAAGCATTGATTGTTGTTTACCAGTTAGCCACATATAACCCTGTAGCTGATAAAAGTAGTCTTTGTTAGGTATCTCGGTATCAAAAAACGGAAACGTAGTAGCATCCCAACTTGATTTAACGTCAAGCAATATATCTTCCGTGTTTACGTCAGGTGTTCCCTTAACCCAATCGTTCTCGAAATACTCTTCGTTCTTGTAAATAAATTTTACGTCTAAGACATCGTTTACAAGTGAGATAGATAAATCCTCAACTGCGTTGCCTTTGTCCGTGTAACGGCTTGAAAAGTCCTTGCGGATGCCGTATTTTTCTTCTAACACAAGTTCGTGGATGTAAGTCTTTGCCGTTTGGCTTAGTAGTTCGCTTTTAGAGCGTGGTGTCGCCATTATTTTCCCTATGGCAGAACATCGAATCTTGAGAGCTTTCATAGTGCGTTGAGCATATCGGTTTGACCTTCAGTTAATGCAAACGATGCTTCGAGTTGTTCTCGTGTAAATTGACCTTTAGAAATGGCTTTTACTGCTTCTTCAAATCTTTTAGCATCTAAAGTTCGTTTCTTATCCGTCTTTGAGTCGTCTTTCTTTACTTGCTCACCTGATGCGTCCGTGTCTTTGTCAGTTACTAACCCAAGTGCAGAGCTTAAAGCATAGCGGCGGTAGTACGTTACACCTGAACCAAATCCTTGATAGTCATTCATACCCTTGAGTTGAACGTAAGGAATCATACAAACCGACTCCATAAACTCACCGCTTTCGTGGAAGATAACCGTCTTGAGGCAGTTTTGACCCTCATTGTTGGTTAGTTGTTGAGTGAATCCAAGTCCGTGTTTCTTTAGGATGGGATTGATTACCTCAAAAATCTTGGGTAAATCTGCGTAAGAATACCCATAGCCTTGTGTGGCTTTGTGGATTACTGGCACTTCCTGCTGAAATGCTGCCAAACTTTTAAATAAATTTTTCATAGCGTTTAATTATTTATACGAAGATATATATTATTTCAATTCGTTGTACTTTTTTTTATATTTTTTTATCAATTCTTTTAGTTCGTCAACTGACCATCGCTTTAATAAATGCGCTCTACTTTGCAATTCAATCAATCTTTCTACTCCTATTCGTTTTTCTATACCTATTTGGTAGTTCAGTAGGTTTCCGCTTAAATAAGTGTTGCAATGCTCGCATTGTAAGTGGCAGTTATCCTCGTCAAACCTGACATTTGAGTGACCACCTTGAGAGTAGTAGTGTCCGCAGTTTTTTTTGAGAGGTTGTTTGTCACAGCTTATGCAGTTCAATCCTTTGTCACGCTCTCTTATGTACTTATTGAATATTACCTGTGCTTCTTTTAACCAGTCTGATGTTGTCTTTAGGTTATCTTTCATTCGTATTTTGGTCTGCTTCCATTGTTTCTCTTTGGCTTCGGCTACAAAAGCACGGACACATTCGTCTTTTAGGCAGTATTTATGATTGAAGCGGATAGGTTCAAACTTCTCTTTGCAGTTCTTGCATCTCATCGAATATAGAAATTTGATTAATGTTTGATTTCTTAAATATGTTTAAAGCGGTTTCAAGAATTGTTTTACCAGCTTCGTAGTCAACTAAGTTGCGAGCCATTTTATCAATTCTTTGTTCGCCTTTATATTGTCTAAAATCGTAATCATGAAATTCACATAGCTTATTTACTTCGTTAGTTCCTCTGCCTATCAATACTTTTCTTTCTCCAATATCATTCGGTAAAATAAAGTTTGTCCAATATAAGTGACGTCCTCTTTTTTGACCTTGTATTAATGGCTCATAGTACGGTATTACATTTTCAACAACATACTTACCTTTATAAAAATTATCTAAAAACAATATCTCTTCATAAAGTTTTAAATCAGGATAAAGAGGCACAAACGATTCCCTACTCTTTTGAGTAAATCGCACTTTTGAATGGCTTGGACAAGGAGGCGAACTCCATATGAAATCGAACTCTTGATAATGCTCTAACAAATATTGGTGTGCATCTGCAACAATTACGATGTCATTATGGAATCTTTCTTGATAAAGTCGTGCAGCTTCAGTGTCTAACTCTACCGCAGTAACTTCTATCTCTATGCCTGCTTCTTTAGCGACATCATCCCACTTGTATCGGTTACCACCTAAACAAGCATATAAGTTTAAAATCTTCATAGCGTGTTTTTTTAGTTTAATTCAATTACTTCCTCAATCCATTGGCGAAACAATATCTGCAACTGAATCTGCTCGTCAAATATCTTACCTGCGTTCTCTCCGTCTATTCGTAGGATGTCTCGGTCTACTCGTTGGATTTCTTCTGCAAGCATATTTGCTTTGCGCTTGAGTCCTTGTTTAAAGACGTACTGGTCGTTAAGGTCTTCGATAAAGTCTGCCAACACAGGAAGAAAGGCGGTTAATGCTACTAATTTTTTCTCTTTTCTCATAGTTTATTTTTTAGGTTTATATGCGTTTAATCTTAATGCTTTGTGTTCGTCTTTTGTTAGTGGTTTAACACCTTGTTGTTTTATCAGCTTTTGCAGTTTAGTCATAGTTCTACGTTTTTGTATTTGATTTCGTCTTGTAGTTCTTGGTAGGCTACGCGAAGTTGAGCGTTTCTTCTTGCCAGTTGGTTAAGCTCTCGGTTTAGATTCGTTATTTCGTCTTCAAGTAGAGTTATCACCTGAATCGTCTCAAGTAAATTAGCCTCACTTTCTTTGCCTCCGTTGATGTAGTCTTGTGCTTCAGGCTTGTCTTTCTCAAGTCTTTCTCTTACGTTCTTAATTCGTTCTTTAACCGTCCATACGGTTGTCTTTGCCCATAGTATTTTTAGTGATAAATCCATTTTTCGTTTTTTTATAGTCCACAATATCCTGAATCGCACTCATTGAAATCGCTTTCAAAAATGTCAAGTTGTAACTTATGGTTTTTTATTTGCTCATACAAAAACTGACTTTTCCATTTTGTGTATTGAGAGCGTTGTCCATTTATTTTTTTAACCAAATTTTCAGCGGCTTGCTCTTGCTTAATAAACCATTCCATTTTGTTAGGATGCCAATCAAATCTTTTTCTCAATAAAATTGGTTCTTGGTGAAAACATCCAACGCAATTATTAATAGGCGCAAATCTAACGGGCTTATCTTTCCAATAATTTTCTACATCATCTTTAAAAATTCCATTGTCTATAAGAGGAAATGCTGGTTTTTGCCAATCAAATTCCTTCCATTTATTATTTCCATTTTCGTGTTTTCCTACAACAACTTTTGCTGGTACAAATCCTCGTTCATTTAAAGAGGCAAGTGTATTTTTTTTTCTGCCTTGTTCATTAGCCCTAAAACCCAATCGAACTTCAATTGGCTCATCAAAATTTTTATACCACCATTGTTGCATCGGCACTATTTTAAGCATACTTGTGCAAAATCGCTGACTAACATTTGGAACTGCTTTTTTCTTTACAATAATATCCTCAAAAGCATATTCACTTGTTATCCATTCAATCTCTTGACCTAAATACTGTTCTAAATCTAAAATAGTATGAATGATTTTATCATCTTCGAGAGTACCAATAAATTCAACTCCAATTTTGTCGCTAACTATTTGACGTAGTTTTGCATCAGGATACATACAATCCTTGTCGTTTGTTCTTACGAGAGCAAATAAATTAAAATCAGCAGGATAATGAGCTGCTAAATATGCAGAGGTTCTACCTCCACTTACGTTGTTTACTGTTTTCATAGCTTTTGTTATTTTATTGTTTTTAAATCGTGTTAAATATAATACTTGCTCTTGCCATTTTTGCAATTCACTTTCCATTTTAAAAAGGGTTTTGGTTTGCTAATCTACGGAGTTTATCCGATGTGCTTTCTATTTGTCCGTTTTTTGGTATTACCATCTGCTTCTCACTTGGTCGGAATGGCGCTAAAGGGTCTACTCCGTTTATTTGGAATCCGATACCTGAATTAAAGTTGCAGTAGACTGGCTCATTTAGTGCCGTGTGCTTGCCTCCTGTCTCCGTGTCTTTAACCTTTTCTACTCCTACCCAAGTTATCAGCTTCATTGTTTCGTGCTTGATTAAGCGGTGAATTACAAACATATCATCGCAGCGATTTAGAAACGCCTTACCGCCTTCAATGTGGTCTTTAAGTGGAGGCTTCAAATGTCCTTTCCATTCTCCGTCTTGGTATAGGTTACCTGTTCTACCTGATTCGGAGTTAGGGTGCGTGTTTATGTAGATGGTCATTCCCGTTTGGTTGACAAACTGCCTTGCTCGGTTCATAAATTCGTAGTTTCCTGCAAAGCTCATCTCACGGTCTAAACCTGTAAATGGGTCTATCAATCCTACATTTGCACCGCTCTTCTTAAATAGCTCAAGTATCTCATCGGGTTTGTATAATTTGGAGTTGTCTACAAAAGTAAAGAACTGCTCCAAGTACGCAAGGTCTCCGCTGATTTGTGAATGACTAAGTTTACTAAAGTGCTTGCCTCTATACATCTGAATCATGTCTCTAAGGATTTGACCTTTCTGATTCTCTCCTGACCAAATGCAGAACGTTAGTCCGTGTTTTAGTGCAAGCGTTAAAAAGTACCAGTTTATCCAATACGTCTTTCCGACATTGTCGTGTCCTAAAATGATGTTTAGTTGTTTAGGCTTGAATCTTAAATGCTCATCCAAAAAGCAGTCAAGACCGAGTCCTTGTTTGATTTTACCATCTCGCACATCGAGTAGATATTGTAGTGCGTCTCCTTGTTTCGTTAGCATAGTCCTAATTTTCGTGCTAATAATAATTCTTTAGGCTCTTCAACTTCGGTAGATTTCTTGTTTTTAGAGAGCCATTTATTAGCCGTCAAATATAATGAAGTATATTTCTTGTTGCCTTTGAAATTTTCTATGGAGTCTAATACATCATCAATTTCATTTATGGAATATTTATCCAACAGCTTCTCAACGTCAGAATTTGAAATAGACAGGTGAGCGAAGCTCCTATATATATCTTTAGATATAACATTAACATTATCATTATCATTTACAGCTATGTTTGCTATCGTTTGTATGCCTTTGTTAGCATTTGCTATCTCTTGCCATCTCTTGGTAGCACCTGCTTTACCTGCTTCGCTTCGCTTTACTTTGACATCTTCGAACTTTACAAGGTCTCGTTTAAGCTGCTGCTTAATTGGTTCAAACGCAATCTCTACCAGTGGATTTTCAGTAGTAGGATTTTGGTCGTTGACATATCTCAACAGGTGCTTGAGCAATTGCCCTGCATCCGTGTCGGATAGTTTCTCTACGGTGTGAATTGCATCACTATAGAGGATAAATGATTTTTTGTCTTTTGCCATTGCAAAAATATTAAGTAAAAAAAACCCTCGTAAATCCATAGGCTCTCACTTCTACTTCATTACAAGGGTCAATAATACCTTAAGGTTCTATGGTGTGAGAGCGAACCGTACACAAAGATAACGTATAACTATCAAAAAAGTTGCATCAGCTATAAATTTTTTTCGTATTTACCCAATTTTATGTGTCGCTGAATTTTCTTGAACTGGCTATAAGTCTTTGCCTTTAGAACGTCTTTTATCAAGTCAGGTGAATCATCGTAGTAAGGAAGCGTTGCACCGTGTAAGACGTCATCTATTTGCTTAGTAGCTATCTTGTAGTCTTCGTATCCAAAACGATGTAAGTCTTCGTGTTGCCGTAGTCCATGAATGATTGTAGCGTGATGCTTACCACCGAACATTTTACCTATCTCGTCTAATGAGAATCCGATAACACGGAGTTCATTGTAAAGGTAGTAACGCTTGTAGATATACTCTCTGCTGCGGTTCTTTGACCATAACTTGTTCTTTTCTATAATCTCTTGTATGAGTTCTACTTTGGTCATAACGAATCTATTGGAGTTACTTTAAATTTTCCTAACTGGTATTGTCCTGTTTTTAGCAAATCCTGCTTTTTCCAATAAGCTAATGATTGTGATGTAAGTATCCATTCCTGAACTACCTTTTGCCCTACTTGGTATGTTAGTTTGTATCTCATATCTCTTGCATTTTAATTTCACAAATTCGGTTGTAAAGGTCGTGGTTGAATGATGTCCAAAAACGATTCACTTGGTAGCGGTTAAATGAACCACCAAGTCCCTGAGTCGTTGTACTCTTCAACATAGGCGTCTTCGAAGGTGTTTGCTTCGTAGATTTTTTCAAGGTAGTCATCGCAGTCTTTTGTTTGTTTGATCGTAAGTATTTCATTGTAGTTCTTTTTAGTGATTTTGTAATTAGAATAAGAGTCGTAAATTTCTATTTCGTATTCGGCTAAGATTTCGGCATTTGTGTCCGTGTCTCCTTCGTCCCATAAGGTAACGAATAAGTAGACAAAATTCTTACTGGTATCTCGGTATACCTCAAAGTCTTTTAGTTCTGTAACAATCATCTTATTTGAATTTAGAGTTATAAACGTGGTTCGAATA